CTCTAGAGGTAACAAGGCTTCGGGCGAGCTTTTAAGTAGCATTAAAAGTAGGGTTGTAAAAAAGTTTAGCGGTAAAGGGGATATGATAGTCGGGTTTGAAATCCGAATGAAGGGATACGGTAACTTTATAAATAGAAACCTACACCCTAAAAGAATGCCTTCGATAGACGCTATAATTGAGTGGATGACCTCTAAAGGGATAAAACCTAGAAGAAATGCTAAAGGTAGATTTATGAGCAAGAAGCAAGCAGCTTACCTTATAGGTCGTAGCATTCAGAAGAAAGGATTTGACACTTACAATAAGCACGGCGTAGGTTGGATGGATATTGTGTGGATTGAGGAACAGAAAAGATTAAGAAAGAAGGCTAGAAAAGATTTACTTGCCGCCGTTAAAAGTATAACCTCTGAGTCTTTAACTTACAATAGAACCTCTAGAGGTCAATCAAAAACATTTTTTTAAAATAAAAACATTATGGCTCAGAATATAACGCTAACAAATGGAGTAGCAGCCCATCCCACTAAAGCGATGGAAACGTGCAACAGACCCTTACTCATTCAATATACGGGAGCGGGGAGTCCTGCTTCAACCTTAGTTCAAATACAAGTAGAAGTTCTTGAAAAAGTTAACGGTTCTTGGTTGTATATAAAAAAAGGGTCTTCATTGATTCAAGGAAGGGATTCTTCATCTCCTGAAGCGACACCTATATTCACGTTTGATATATCATCTATATTAAAGAGCGGTATATCTAGAGATGTAGACTTTGAGCTATTCAATACAGCAAACGGTGCTAATGGGATTTCTAGGACAGGAAACTCCCCAATATCAGCAACGTATAATGTAAAAGCTATTAGTTGGTATGTAGACGAATTGACGGGTGTTTTAACTCTAAACGACACAGACCCTAGCGTAGACACGGTCACGGACTCCTTATTCTTTTGTGATATAGACGTGCCTGACAGAGAGGTTCTTGGTGGGGTTTACAGTAATATGCTTGCTGCTAGTCCGTTCCTATCTACTTGGGTTCTTGATAACGCTCTTTCAACTTCAGGTAGCTTCTCTTCTAATATGAAGCCTCTAACTAATTGTCCTTCAGGTTATAGGCGAGTTATACCTTCTAACTACCCCTTGTCTTTATCTGTCTTAGCCAATAACTCTAATTCAGCAGTAACGATAGAGTGTTCAGGGAAAGACGACAATAACGCTTCATTTAATTTACCTTTACTTACGGGTGATTTTGTTGTAGCAGCCGAAGTAGATATTACGTCAGTAAACTTAACCGTAAACGATAGCAAATTATTTAACCTTCTAACAGACTGCTCTTTAGCGGGTATTTCATCAGGAGATATTTCGATTTACTTAAAATATTCAACATACCCTAGTAGAACTTGGGATTTTGAAATAGTAGATAAAGGAGCTTCGACAAATTCTGTATTTAGAAAAGCACCAAAATCTGAAACAATTTACTTTGTAAATGACTATAATGTGCTAGATTTCTTTACCTTTGAATCGCACTTAGGAGTTGCTCATACGCATAGTAAGAGTTCCTTTAAGTCGGGGTACAAGGATTACACTAGAAGGGATTCTAATAAATTCGGAGTATCTAGAGGTAAAACTGAAGAAGTCTTGACTCTAAATGCTGTCGTTAATAGAGAGGTTTCTGAGTGGTTATCTGAGTTGTACAGAAGTACTAACGTATTCATATATGAAATGGGAGCTGATAATGTTGGTCGGTTTTGCCCAATAAGAATAATAGACGGAGACACAATACCTTTACCTCAAGACAGAAATAACCTTGAGCAGTTTTCAATATCATTTATTAAAGACACTTACATCGTAAATAGATAAATATGGCGGCTAATATATTTGAATTAATAATAGGAAGTAGCGGAGCGGGAACTGTAAATACAAGCACCAACCTTCCTTTACCCAACCTTAACTTTCATAATTGGAGTTTACATAATTTCTTTAATTATAATACTCCTGATGATTGGACTTTGGTTTCAGGATTCGGGCAGCAACCGATAGGGGTTGGGGTTTTTACTTCATTAGATTTAATAAACGAAGACTTCACTCAGTCATTCATTAATATTATACCACCTGCTACTTACGATGGAGCTCACTCTTCATTTTACAACGCCTACGGTTGGGTTTTTCAAATGTTCACTATAGCTAATGACGGATTGGATAGTAGTGATTCTTGGTTGATAGAATTTCAATCCAACACGGGCTTTGGTTACTACAACTTCAATGTAGATAGAACTATACCTGACTTAACCCTTTATGGAAGGCGGTCTTCTTCAGGGTTGAATCCTGAAAGAACAGGGAAGGCTTTAGATATGAAGTATCTACCTTCAACTACATCAACTCATCCCAACACTATAATTCACTCAAACAATGAACCATATCTAAATAGTCTTTATACTGCAGAAAACTTCAGCAAAATATCCGCGGGTAGGTGTAATTTTGGTTCTATAACTACGGTAAATGGACTCATTACTTTCCAATACGTATCACACGCCACTACAGGGACTGTAGGGAATGCTGACCGATGTCTAAAGAGTAAAGAATCTGTAGTGGTATTTCACGAATACATAAGCCTTTGGGGTTTCGATAATTCTAATTACCTTCATTTCACGAACGCCAACCACCTAACCGATTTAGGTATGTTTAGCCTTAAAGGCAAACCAAAGTACACAGCACCTAAGTACAGCGGGTTATCAGAAGATAGTTTTATACCTTTGATGTATTTTAGCGAAGGGGGTACTTTTAGAGATACTCACCCACCTTTAATCGCTAAGTTAGAAAACATATTCTCTAATCACGTAATAGGAACGCCTGTTGTTTTTGATTTAACGTTTGGTAGCTATTTTAATCTGGCAGCACAATTTCTAGCAGGAACGTATATAGATGGAGTTATTGAAGGTGGTTCTCAGCCTCAAGGAGAGTACTATATAGATATGCAACCTAACGCCGCCGTCTTTACTGTCGTTAATGGTGTGGTATCAGGGACGACATTAGGGAGTTTTTACCCGCTAACCACTACTTCCAATGAAACGTATAGTAGTAGCGGCGCTATTAACTCTAACTCTCCTTTTATTAACGAAGGGTCGTCCGTAGACCCTTTAGGTTCTTCTTTACTTATACGTCACGTAAACGATGGTATTGCTAGTTTTAAGGCTAGAGCTGAAGTCTCATTAACTGAAGGAACGACTTACAATGTATCTTTCAATATTAAAGAGAAGAATGGTACGTTAAGAGCTAGGATTTGGGCATTAAACGCTGACGGTAGTGAGCAATCAGTTATTCATAACCAAGTGATGGTAGGGTCTGTTGCCTACGGCGACAACGAAATATACCACTTCACATTTAATACTAATACGTTTTCTACTAGATACGCTATTGATATTGAGGTTGCTAATAAATCTTCTGAAGTTACGTTCGCTAGAATAAACTATATTAGGTTTGATGAGACGAATTACGGAATAACAGAGTTCTTATTAAGAGAGGATTATGATGAGAACACAGACTCGTTGTCGGTTAGGATGGCGGGAACTCGAATTGGCGACCTTAAAAGTTCGGGAGTAAATTCTTTAGCCCCTATAATCATAACATCGTCACCCGTAATATCGTACCCTTTAGCTTACACTAAATATAAATCAACCTCTCCTTACTACGATACTTTTGAGGTTTCAGATAATAACGCAGGATTCAACCCTTATGGGGCTGACGTAACTGAAAGGCATAATGTAGAACTACCTTTTAGTAACACTAATGGGGTATACGTTCAAGGGGAAGAGCAAGTTGGTATCGACCCTCACACATCAAGGGTAGTACCTTCAGAGTTTAGCGAATTAAGAGATGCTGACGGAGTGTATTTCGCTGGAGGGAAGGCTACAATTAGAATTGAGATGATTGTTGGCTCAAATGATTTAAGGCTTTTTATTGATAACTCCTTTTCGGATAACGTGATTATTGGTAATTACGATTTATTTAAGGTCGATTTTCTTGACTCTCAGGATTCATTTATAACTAGAGATGATTCAGGTGGGAATAAGATTAGACTTAAATACGACCCGACTAACGGCGTTAAAGCTCCTATAGCAATCCAGACAGATGACATTGCTATTGGTTCAATAGGAGAACCTATACAAATCGACTACAATATCACTTCCCTATCAGGAGGCGATAGACTAATGATTGATACAGGTGAAGGTACAAACGCTTTAGCTATATCCTCATCAGGAGTTGGGTCTGCCAACGTAGAGGCGGGTGGTTTAAATATAAGAATTAGACCTGAGACTTTATTAGAAAAAGGTTCTGCTCTACAAGGGTTAGACTCTGTTATTGACTACGTAAAGGTTTCCGCTGAAGTTGTGGGTGGAATAGTAAAAACCATCAAGTACGGAGACGAAACTTCCGTAAACCCAACTGAAGCTTATGTTGGAGAATATGACGCTGCAATGTCAATAGCTAACGTGGATGTTGCAACGGGAGCTTTCGTGGTAGGAGACGTTACGGCTTCAATGAATAGAGCAATTCCTGTGTGGATGGTTTTAGGTGCTGCTCAGGTAACCATATCCGTTACCGTCACCAATCTAAACCCTAATAATTACGTAACCGTTAGAAATAACTTATCGGGCTCGTATGTTGACACTATAATATCATCAGGAAGTTCAACTCCTGTAGATATAGTTATCACTGAAGTTCCTAGTAATTTAGGTGCGGCTTGGCTGACTTTAACTTTCGATAGCGGAGGGTCTTCAGATACTTTATATACCACAGTTTCTAACGTAACGATTACCTCTGTTATCACGGAAGCGGGTGCAACTAAAGACGTTTCTTTAGATTTATTGGAAGACTTCAAGATTCCTTTGACTGCTTCAATAAAAGATTTTAGAGACCTAGGGAGTGCAACTTCTTCTTTCTCGAAAACAGTAAACCTGCCTGCTACGGCTAAAAACAAATTAGCATTTAAGTTTGAGAACGAATTAAGCTCAATGTCTAATAAGTATTCTTGGAGCGGTGTTTACCAACACGTTAAACCTATCCGCTTTGACTTAAAAGCAGAAGGTGTTTCTGTGTTTAAAGGATTCGCAAATTTATTAGGGTCTACCTTAGATGAATTAGGTACTCTAGAGCTTGAGACTAACTTAGTGTCAGGTAACGCTGATTGGGTTGAGGTATTAAATGAAGTAGACCTTAAATCAATTCCTTCAAACCAATATGTAATAACATCTCAAAGCGTAATAGATAGTAGTTTAAACAACTACATAGACGCTGAGATTTTCTTCCCTTTAGTTGATAACGGTAGGTGGCTTACTCGGGATTCTGAAAACCCTGATGCAGCTAATATTGGTTGGGATAATATTAAGGCTGCGTTTGGATTACGAAAGTTGCTAGACAAAATATTTGAGATTACAGGCTATAAGTTAATTAGCGACTTCTTTAACGAAACTACTGAGCTTTCTGAGGACTTTAGTATAGACTTAGCCTCATTCAATCAAAGATTAATAGGTATCGCTCCGTCAATGTTTAAGGCTGAGGTTGCTATAGTTGCTTCTGGGCTTGACTTGTCTTTTGATTCAGCAATGCTTACAGGTGGGGGTTATCACAAGCAAGCCTCAGCAAGTTCCGCAGACCCTTTAGGTAAGAGACCTTTTGTTAACTCTAAGTTTTTAGGGCATATGACTTATCAAGGGGTTAATATAACTCCATATGGGTATTATATTGATTACGCTTATATTCACTTTAACCTTGTTAATGTAGACAAGTCTAACGCTCACTCATACGAGAATATAGGTGCTGATGATGTTCTTGGCGGGGTTTTATCTCACACAAACGACAGCACTAAAAAGCTTAACGGAAATACTATATCTACAGGGAATAGCAAGTCTGTGATACAAGTTGCAGCAAACGGATACTACGAAGTAAATAGTGCCGTTAACTTCAATCTATCAAGTGAAGGTGACGGATTTGTTGAAGATTTTGGTTTTGGTGGAGTAAATGAAGAAACCTCAGAAACTAAAGTGACTATAATGTTAGTTGAAGACTCTTTCGCTGCTGACGACTTATATAAAACAGACCCTACTACAGGGTTCTCTTTCGGGTTTAACGCTTTTGATTTGTACGATGAAAACACCGTGGTCTTCAGTAGTGTTACCTATGAAAACACTAGAGTTTCTTTGTCTAGGATTCAATTCTTAGAGGCAGGGAAAAAGTACCACGTAGTAATGATGGTAGGTACTCGTCAGGTGTTTTTAGATGAATGCGTGTTTAGTTCTTCCTTCGTAATAAACGAACTTGATTTGAATTTAAAGTTATGTAAAGAGGCTGCCCCTATGGCGGGTAGGTATAATTGCGTATACTCCGAGGTCGCTGCTCCTAGAGTTAGTTACGCTGAAGTTCTTCCTGACGTTAAGGCTGTGGAGTTCATATCAGAGATAACTAAGATGTTTAATCTTTTATGGACTACGAACCAACTAAATAGAGAGGTTACAGTAGAGCCTTTCAATGATTTTTACGACTTCTCAGGAGATGAGTTTGGGTTTAAAGACTTAACGGAAACCGCTTTGATAACTAAAATATCAAATAACGAGATAACGAGCGAAGATGTTACTTATTCTATGCTGAAAGATTCTTCAGACTACGCATTAAAGGGTAACACATCAGGTGGTTCTGCTTTGAGTTTTGGAGACAAAAAGGTCTCTTTCTCTCAGAATGGATTATCTAACGTAGCGAACCCTTCTTCAGACGAAGGTAATGAGGTTGCATTAAATATATTCTCGGCGTTAAAGATGGGGTATGATAGGTTCGTTTCAAGAACTACGGCTGGAAGTATAGGTTATACCCTCAACGCGGCTACAGACAATTTATCTACCTCTAAATTATGGCTTCCTAGAATATGGACTAAGCCTGACTCTACCTTAGAGCCAACGCTCCCCGAAGAAAAACCTTCCGCTAATAATTCTCACGAATTTAAGTTAGCGTACATTAAAGGTGTTGGAGTTACAGACGAATCTCTTTCGTGGATGTCAAATAACCTTATTCAAGCCATAACTACGTATGATGATTCCCTTACGGTTGTTCACTACGCATTAGAAGAAAACTTTATTTGGTATTCAGAGTGGGAAGCTTATGCTCCGAACGCTGGTGCTTACGGTTTTAACGGAATGTTTAGGTATAATGAAATACCTTCTGTAACATACTTAGAGGTAGGGTCTTACTTTCCGTCTGACCCCGACTCTCCTAGTACTTCTTTTGCTGATACTACTTCAGGTTCGGGTGGAGTTTCAGGATTGTTCAATTCTTATCATCAAGGGTTGATGGATATGTTGATTATGAGAGATAAAATCATAACAGCCGAGGTTATGTTAACTTCAGAAGATTTAAGAAGCATTAACTTCCGTCAACTAATAAAGATAGATAACGAGTTATATATATTAAATAAAGTAAAAGATTTCAACTTCTCAGGAGAACCCACGGAAGTAGAGTTATTGTTAGTAACTAGAACGGGTACTAATCACCAAATATTATAGAAAATGGCAAAGGCACAAGATGAGTACGTAATTAAGTTTGGGATTGAAGGCGAGACGGCTTTAGCTAAACTTAGGGTAGAGTTAGCTCAAACCAACAAGAAACTAAAAGAACACACTAAGTTAACCGAAAAACAAAACGGTGCTAGTGGTTCTGCTATTCAGCAAAACAAAAGACTTACCTCTGTACAGAATAAGCAAAAGGCTAGTATTAAAGCTCAGACCGCTGCACTTAAAGGTAATGTGGCTCAAACAAAGAGGGCTAGTAAAGGGTTAGGAATGATGGCTTTAAAGGCTACTGCGGTTATTGCAGGTGTTAGGCAGCTTAGCAGGTTTTTACTATCCTCTGTTAAGGATTTTGCAGCATTCGAGAAAGGAATAAAGAATGTTACAACCTTAATGAGTGGTGATGACGCTGCCATATTCAAAGGAGAACTTTATGCGGGAGCTTTAGATATTTCTAAGAAATACGGGTTTGCTTTAAAGGATATAACTAAAGCGATGTTTGATTCCGTTTCTGCGGGTGTAAAGGCGGGGGATACTTTAGAGTTCCTTAACGAAGCCTCTAGGCTTGCAATGGCAGGTGTGACTACATTAAAGTCTGCGACCACGGGTCTTACAACGGTATTAAACGCTTACGGAATGTCGGCTGATAAAGCTAGGGAAGTTTCTGAGATACTATTTACTACTCAAAAGTTTGGTGTGACCACGGTAGAGGAGCTTTCTAAATCTTTAGGGGTTGTTGTTCCTTTCGCTGCGGCATCAGGTATAAGTATAGAAGAATTAGGGGCTGCTATTGCAACCACTACTCGTTCAGGTTTGGATGCAGCTAAGTCGGTAACGGCTCTTCGTGCTGCCATATCGCAAATGCAGAAACCTGCTGCGGCATCTAGAGATTTGTTTATTAAGTTTGGTATTCCTATTGGCTCGGCTCAACTAAAAGCTGTAGGATTTACTGAAACAATGAGAAGATTAAATACTGTTTACAAAGAAAGCCCCGAGGTTATCGAAAAGATGTTTGGTAACGTCCGTGGTCTGACTGCTATATTCTCTTTAGCGGGAGATAACGCAGAGCAGTATCAAGAGATTTTAGCTAAAGTATCAGATGAAACAGAGCGTTCTGCCAATCTAAATCAAGGGAACTTAGAGTTGTTGGATTCTATGGATACTAGAATAAACACTTTAAACGCAAGTTACAAGGAGTTTAAAATATCTATGGGTGACTCTGAGTTCTTCAAGGAGTTGGTGAGAGAACTTAGTATGTCTTTGGATATATTAGGGAGTAAGTACTTATCTTTTTGGGATAAACTAAACCCATTCCTTACTCAAGACACGACACACGCTATGCACAAGCTTAGAGAAAGCGCAGCTATGACCGAGAAAGCTATGGATGGAATGTTCGATGTGATAGCTTCGGGTGAAGACGTTAATATTCTAGGTATGTTAAGTACTCCCGAAGGTATCCCTGCAGAAAGTCTTGACAGGGTTAAGGATGTTATGGAGATGGCAAAGACTGCTCAGGCGGTTGCAGATAAAAGTAAAGCGTCCCCTTTAGGGATTGACTTAGGCTTTGACTACACAAAATTGCTAGCTGAGTATGAGGGCTATCTTGCAGGGATTAGAGCTTTTGATGACGCTGCTGTTGGCGATAAGAAGACTGCAGATGACGCTAAAGCGGCTAGGGCGATAGCTGCTCAAAAGTTTGAGTACAACCAAAGAGTTAAACTTAAAAACGACATTGAAAGGATTAACGAAGAAGCGTTAAAAGACAATACATATAAAGGAGTTACTGAAGAGGCAATTCTTAGAAACAAACTAGCTAACTTTACGGCAATAGAAAACTTTTACTTAAAAAACAAAGGGGCTAGCGAAGAAGAAATGCTTAGGGTGTCTAATCAACGAGCTAAATTAGCTATAGAGCTCAAAAAGAAAGAGCTTCAGAATAGAGAGAAGAACACTAAAGGTTACAACGACAAGCAAGACGAGTTAGCTAAAATCCATTATTCCGACTCTATAACTGCAGCACAAAAGCAGGCTGAAACTAAACAACTAACAAATAAGGAGTTTAGAATCAAAACCATTCAAGATGAGATAGCTTTCTATAATGCTTTAATTAACCTTAATGGAGCTAGTACAGAAGAGCAAGAAAAGAATATAAAGAAACTTAACGGTCTTAATATTCAGTTAGCTAAACTAGAAAACACAGAAGATAATAATAACAAAGAAAAGAAGGTTGCTTTAGCTAAAGAAGCTATATCTATAATTGGAGACGCTAAAAAGAAGGCTCTTGAAGTTGAATTAGAAAACGAACTTAAAGCTTTAGATAAGAAGGGAGCGAGAATTGACCAAGAGGCTGCTGACGGGCTTATAAACCAAAGAGAGCAAGCTCAACAAAAAGAGAGCATAGAGAAGGATGCCTTTGAACTTCGTAAGCAAAACGAACTGAAGATGGCGAAGATAAGCCTTATGATAGAGCTTGCTAATATTGCAGTTAACGCCGCAGCCAACCCTACTAACGCCATAACATTTGGTGGTGCAGGTATTTCCCAATACGCCTTACTTGCAGGTTTAGCTATTGGTAGATACGCTCTGACATCCTCAACGATAAGAGCTCAAGAGTTTGCTCGTGGAGGTATGGTTCACGGTAACTCTCACGCTCAAGGTGGCGAGAAATTTGCTGTAGGCGGTAGAGTTGTAGAACTTGAAGGCGGCGAGGCTGTTATAAATAAAAAGAGTTCAGCTATGTTTAGTGGTGCTTTAAGTGCTATGAATGTAGCGGGCGGTGGAACTTCGTTTGGTTCTCCTAACCGTGGAGCTTCAGGATTGATAGACTACGAGGCTTTAGGAAATGTTATAGGTAGAAATACAAACGTAGTATTACCTATAGAGTCTTTAAACAAAACTCAAAATAGAGTGAAAATGTTAGAGCGTTCAGCTAAATTTTAAACAGAAGATGAAAAAGGATTTAATACAGATAATATCAAGGCTATGTGACAGCGACTCATCTAAGGTTATAGACAAACTATACCTAGAGGGGTTGTTGGATAGCAACTCAGTTAGAAACTATTTAATACGTAGAGACTTTGAGTTAGCTTTGAAAAGAAACAACAAGGATTTAATCAAACATATCTTTATAGACATCTCCGATAAGTACGAAATATCATTTAGGCAAGCACAAAGAATCGTGTACGATTATATGAAAAACAAAGTGTCAGTCGGTGGCAACACTAAATAGTAATTAATCATTATATTTGTACTTAATATGGAAAACTTAAACGAAAACAAGTCTTGGTATTCAATGCCAACGATAGAGGCTAAAGGTAAATCTACAGATATTCATATCTACGATGAGATTGGTGTCCACGGTATTACCGCTAAGAGCTTCTTAGAGGACTTGAGGGGTTTAAAAGGTAAAGATGTTGTCGTACACATTAATAGTACAGGAGGCGATGTCTTTCAAGGTCAAGCAATCTACACAGCTCTGAAGAATTACTCAGGGAAAGTAACTGTGAAGATAGAAGGTTTGGCTGCTTCTATGGCTACAATAATCGCTTTAGCTGCGGACAAAGTCGAAATGACTTCTAACAGCTTATTTATGATACATTCCCCTATGTGTAATGTGTTCGGAAATAAAGCTGCGATGCGTAAGCAGGTTAATGCCTTAGAGAAAGTTGAAACTACAATGTTGAGTGTGTACACCGCTAAGACAAATATCTCAGAAGACGAAATAGAGCAAATGATGGCTCGTGAGACTTGGCTATCCGCACACGAAGCGTTAGAGTTAGGGTTTGTAGACGAGGTTTTAGGTTCAGTTAAAGTTGTTGCAAGATATGACTTGAATGGATTTGAAAACAAAACCGCAGAACAAATACTGAATACATTAAATATTGATAACCTTAAAGAGAAGAACACTATGTCAGATGATTTAAAAGCTTGGTTTGATACTCAGATAACCGACTTAAAGGGTTTAATTGTAGGTAAGACGGAAGAGCCGCCTGTAGAGCCTGTAATTGTAGCTCCCGTAATTGAAGTTCCTGCAGTAGAACCTGTAAGTGCAGATATGGAAGCATTACAAGCACAACTAAACGCATTAACAGAAGAAAGAGATTCTTTATCTCAGAAACTAAGCGTTCAAAAAGAAAAATCAAATGAGTCTAAGGAAGAAACTAAAACTCAGTTCGACCAAATGGCTCAGAGAATAGCAAGACTAGAAGCTACACCTTCTACGACTCTTAGCGAAAACGAACCTACTATTGGTGCTAAAACAAGCACAACCCCTAATCAATGGGATAGTATGGCAACAAGCATATTTAATTAATTAACAAACATAAATAAAAAAAGATTATGGCAAATTTTACAACCGCCTCTAGTACTGCCTTTGTTGGTGCTGATGCGTTACAGTATTTCGTATCACCACTCTTCTTAGGTGAAGATGTTCTAGGTGGAATGGACGTTATGACGGAGATTAAAGGTAATACATACCTTGACCACTTTACAGCGGCTTCATTCATTACCGTTTCTGATAATGGAGCGTCTTTTGCAGGCGTTGCAGGAACTACTAATTCTAACCCTCAAATTTCTCCTATAAGAGTTGAAGTTGAGATTTCAATGAATGGAAACAATTTCTACAACAAAGTTAAAGGTCAAGTTCTTCGTTCAGGGACAGACAAAGACAATGTTGAC